ATGGCAAGTTGGTAAATCGGGGGTTATTACTCCAGTAGGTGTATTAAAACCTATAGAGATTTCAGGTTCTATAGTAAGTAATGTTACTTTACACAATATGAACTATATAAGAGCTATGGAGTTGAAAATAGGAGATATTATAAGTATGATCAAATCAGGAGATGTAATACCTAAACTTTCTAATGTTTATAAAGGAAGAAGAACTGGTAAAGAACATCCTATAGTAGAGATTACTAAATGCCCTTCTTGTAACTCTGAACTGTTTATAGATGGAGCTTATAGAGTTTGCGCTAATGAAGATTGCCCTAGTAAAAACATTGGTAAGCTTATTCACTTCGGTAGTAAGAAAGCTTTGAATATTAACGGCTTAGGAGATAAAGTAGTAGAACAACTTTATAATAATGGTTTAATAAAAGAGTACAAAGATCTTTATAAGCTAACAGTAGAAGATCTTCAAACTCTAGATGGTTTTAGTACATTGAAAGCTAATAACCTAATAACTGCTATAGAAGCTAGTAAAGGCATTGAGCTACATAAGTTTATCTATGGTCTTAATATAGACGGTGTTGGCGAAACTGGTAGTAAAGTTTTAGCTTCTTATGGAAATAACTGGTATAACACTCCTAGTAACTTATTAGCTAATAGTAAATTAGATATAAGAGCTATAGAAGGATTTACTCGTTATGTTAATAAGAATAAAGAGATGATCATAGAGCTTATGAATATTATACAACCTAGCATTAAGAAGATAGAAGTTGGTAATATAGTTTGTTGTATTACAGGAACTTTAAGTATCTCTAGAGATGCTATAGTAGAGAAACTAAATAAGCTAGGTATAGAGGTTAAAAACTCTGTAACTAAAGAGACTAAGTTTCTTATAGTAGGTGATGATCCTGGAGCTAGTAAACTAAATAAAGCAAAACAACTAGGTATTAAGATAGTTTCAGAAAGTGAAGCTATGGATAACATATAAATAATATATGACGTATGGTATAGGCCCAATGATTAAATAATCGGCTATCCTTATAACAAGCTTATACCATGCGGTATAAATTTTTCCTTTTGCCAACGCGTTAGTATAGTGTCCTTTCCCTATGCTAACGTTATGGTGTGTTTTGTTTAACCTTTGTGTTAAAAAGTGTGTGGACTAAGATAGTAGAGAGTCGTTAATTCGACTCTCTACTATCTAGTTTTTTATCTTGTACTAAACTCCAGACTGTTGGAATCTATGAATCCTGGGATTTTCCTAGTGATTCTAATATTAAAGAAAGGAGATGTGATAGCATGATCGTTTTTACTCTTGAGAAATTCGTAGCTAATGGTGGTACTGCTACTCAGACAGGAACAACTTTTACTTTAGCTAAAGACGATAAGTTTACGGACATCGTACATACCGAACGTATAGATGCTCCTGCAGATTTCCATAAGTTCATTTACGAACCTATGTTAGTCCCTGATAGAAACTACTATATCAAAGCTCGAAGACATTTCACAGAGTCTAACCTAGACCATGATACGCCATCGAAGATAGTAAGATTTGATAAAACCAGATCTGAAGCTTTAATCTTTAATAGAGACAACATAATAGAGAAACCTTGGGTAACTGTTAATGAGAATGAGTTAACAGATCCTGATAAAAAAGAGTTCACTATCAGTACATCTGATTTTAGAGCTAATATGTCAGGACATGAATATACCCACTGGGTGATTGCAGACGGTAATGACCAAGTAGTTTTTACTTCTCTAGAAGATAGAGAAAATAAAACTAAAATTGTTATTACTAAAACCCCTGTTATGACTTCTAAAACTAAACTGAAAGTACATGTTATACATGCCTCTACTGTAGGTATAGAATCTGAAGTTAGTACAGTGGTTGTTGATCTGCAACGTTATAACTATGAAATAGTCTCTAGAACAGAAGATATACCTTCAGGCGTTAATTACAATTTAACGTTACGTAGGTTAAATAAAAATGCTAACATGAATATCTCTAAGATAGAGGTAGTAAAACCGGATACGAAAACTATCTTATACAGTGTTACTAACACTGAAGAGCAAGAATCTCTAACATTTAGCTTGCCTTGGTATTTATTTAGACACAACAGTATGGTACAGGTTATCATCACAGCTCTAGACACTAAAAATGGTGTAGGTCATAACATCGTTAACCTATATACTTCTAGTGCTACAATTAAAGAACTAGAAGATCCTGCGTTTACTTATAGCCATAAGTTTAAACTTATAGGTAAAACTTCTGAAGCAGACTATGCTGAAGCTGTTTATACTATGCAGGTTCCAGATGGTTATATCCCTATGCCAGTGAACAATAGCTCACAGCTAATGAAATTTAAGTTTGAAAATGACAAATTAGTCAATACTGGAGAACCACTTAAGGGTATCAGCCTCTTAAGCGTGAACAACAGCTATACGTTTGTCAAATACACCGAAAATAACTTATTAGTTATTGATGGTTGGAGAGATATGGTAGGTACTGATAAAGAGCCAGTGTTCCTAGTATACCGACATAATGTACATACAGATACATATGATCTGCTCTCCATGATAGAACACCCAGAGGGTGACAAAGACACTGCCGCTCGAACCGGTTCGTTAGCACAACTAACAGAAACCACATTTGTATATCTACCTCCATATGGTACTAAACTATATAAGTTAGATATAACAACAAGTAAGTGTACTGTACTTGAAGAATTAGTTTCTCCTAAGAAAGGAACAGAGTACTTCAAATGGTTCTTAAGGTTACCTAACCAAAGACTATTAGTACAGCATGGTGATGAACCATATGCTTATAAATATGAAATAATGAAAATGCAATTTGAGAAGTCAGCTTCTATAGATCCACTTAGTTTCGTACGAACTGAGTCGGCTAGTAGGTTCCTTCCAAATGGCGATAACTTGATCTACAAAACAAAACAGAATGCTACTGATACCGATCCTAGTTTAGTAGTACTTAGTTATAGGGAAGGTAAATATAAGCTAACAGGAGAGACTCTACCTAACGGTGAGTTTCCTAATGGTTCTATATTACTACTAAGTAACGAAGTCGTCCTTACTAAACGTAAAAACAATGGGCCTGGTAATCAGGACACTTATATTACGTATAAGTATTTCTAAACAATTTAAAATTAATATAAGGAGAGTAAAATGGCTGGATTATTTACAATCGGCGCTACACCTAGGTTTACTCCATTAGGTGCTAATGATAAATCTGCTAGATCACTTCCAGTAGATCCGTCAGAGCGTCCAAGTCACTTACCTAAATTTTACTTCTTTGCTGCTCAAGGCACAATGAAGGATCAAATTATCAGTGGTGCTGCTGCTAAGAATCTTTACGGCTCTGAAACCTTCGACGAACATGGTAAGTTCTTTAAACATACTACTAAGTTCTTAATAGGTTGTACAGGTGCTGGACAACAAGTTATGGCTCAAAGACTATTGCCTTCTGACATTGGTCCAAGATCTAACTTAAGTCTTTATATAGACCTTCTTGAAGCAGAGATCCCTAACTATAAAAGAACTTCAACAGGTGACATTGTTAAAGATGTTAGCGGTGCTCCAGTTGTCGATGATAAAAAACCAAATGTAAAAGGTTACTATGTTAAATTTGTAACTGATTATAATAGTGCAGAAGAGCCAACACAAGCTGGTCTATTAACATCTAAACCAGGTGTTATGATGCAAGAAGTTACTACTATGATAGACGATCCAAATGGTGAGACTGAAGAAGTAGATGTACATACTGGCAAATATAGACTAGTTAAAGTAGGCACTGGTACATTCGATACAGTTTATGACGAAAACCCAAATCCTACTAAAGAAGAACTAGTTGCTGCAGAATATAAACCAAAAATTAAAGCTAAATTAGAAGCTGCTGAAGCTGATAACAATGGCGATATAGAGTTTAAAGAAGTAACTATCAAATGGGATAAAATAGTTTCTATCCAAGATCTTGAAGATAAAGCTGGTGCTGCTGATGAAGCAACAAAAGAAACATATGGAGATATCTATATAGACACTATCCATACGTGGACAGAAGCAGGTGGTGTTTACACTCCAGCTACTGTAGAGGGTGGTGAGCTTAATGATCCTGATGTTATTGCTAAATTGAAAGCTATGGATGCTATGGCGGCATTACAAACTCCAAATGTTGCATTTGACCAAAATAAACTTGATCAATATCCATGGAGCAATATGAAAATTGTTGCTAAACCAGAAACATTTGCAGAGATTGAAGCTTCTAACTATAAAGATAAGATAGATAAAATAACTGCTGATATTTTCAGTAACCTTTACATTGCTAGACAAGTAGAGATTATGGAAGATAAGCTAGAAGAGATTATCGAGAAGAAAACACAGATTAAGAAAATCCCTGTAACTAAAGAGATCACTTCTACTATGTATCCAATTATGGAATGGAGAGCTAAAGACTATGGTAAAGCTTATGATAACTATGGCTTTAGTATTAATACCCCTTTCCTTAACGATTTCAACAAGGTACTTGCAAAAGCTACTAAGAAATATCCATATAGTTTCAGTATCTATACTAGACCAAATGAGAAATCTTCTGGTACTGTATATAGAAGCTTGTATGGCGAGAACGAAGTTGAAGTTCTATTGGCTTCGAGCCCAGTTATCGACCCTTCTCTAGAGCAAAGAAGAGACCTATTGAACGTATTCAAAACAGAGTACTATAACGAGAAAGATCCTATTAAGCCTTATAAACCATTTGCTTTCTTAGATCCATTCATCTACGATAGAAATATCGAACTAGTACTTAAGAAATTCTTAGAGACAGAGCAAGAAGCTATCAACTTCGAGCCAGCACTTTATCCTGCTGATAACCTCTATGCTAAGAACATTGATTGGTACGATTTCAACGCTCTTAATAAAGAAGACCTTGAAGATCAATTCGGTTTGATTAACCCATTCACTTGCAAAACAAGTAAGAACGTTAAGCTACAAACCGTGAGACTATCAGAAGAGAGACCTAAACTACGTGATAACCTTAAAGAGGTTAACATGTCTGTTAATAAACCTATCTTCCTACAAGGTGGTTCAGATGGTACTCTAGATGATACACATTTTGAAGAAGCTATTAAATTAGAACTTGCTAAATATGCAGATCCTGATAGCGAAGTACAAGAACTAGCTTATGCTATTGAAAGTTGTATTTGGGATAGTGGATTTACTCTAGACGTTAAGAAAGAGTTGATCAATATTATCTCTATAAGAAAAGATACAATGGTATGTCTAGGTACTCATACTGTAGATGGTTCTAACCCACTACCTACTTCTAAAGCTAGAGCAATTGCTACAGCTCTTGAAGCAAGATTGAAGTTGAATCCTGAGTCTACATATTATGGTACATCAGTCGCTAGAGGTATAATCCTTTTAGGTGCTGGTGAGCTAAGTACTGAAGATACTGGCGTTACATATCCATTAACATATGACCTTATGGTTAAAACAGCAAGATTTGCTGGTGCTGGTAATGGTAAATGGAAACGTGAATATCTATTTGACCATGGTGAAAACGCTGTTATTAGAACAATGAAAAATATTGTTCCAGAGTTCATCCCTATGACCATTAGACCTGTATTGTGGAATAGCAATGTTATTTATCCACAAAGATATGACAGAGAGAACTATTTCTTCCCTGCATTACAAACAGTGTTTGCTAATGATACATCAGTTCTTAATAACTACTTTACTATACTTGCACTATGCGATGTTACTAAAGTTGGTTTCGATGTTTGGAAGAACTTTACAGGCGTTATTAGCCTTACTGAATCTGAGTTCAAAGAGCAAGTTGAAAACTATGCTACGCAACTTCTATCTGGTAAATACGCTAGGGTAATCAATGTTACTCCAGAATGTAGAATAACAGAAGCAGATAGAGCTAGAGGTTATAGCTACCAGTTGATCTTTAAACTATATGCTAACAACATGAAAACAGTTTGTATCTATACTACAGAAGTATATAGAGCAGGCGAAGAAAGTAAATAAGGAGATAACTCATGAGCGCACGTTTAGTAGACGCTATCTACGATAGCACAGAAGTGAATGCTGGGGTCTCTCCAGCACTGGATCTTAACTATGGCGGTATGATGGGTGTTACCCCTCGCTATGGTTTCTTCGATCCTAATAGTGGTAAATACTATGGAGAGTGGATTTCTGCTACTCCATATGTAAGAGAGAATGTTCTTCCTGTATTGTTAACACATCCTAAGTTTATGGATTGGTTACCAAACAGAGAGAGATGGTTGGGTATGTGCAAAGCCGTATTCGAGACTGAAGCACAATCTATTACTGGTTTGAAAGGTGCATTGAACGTTGACACTGATAGTACTCCTGTTGGTGGTGCAGGTGCTGGATTCGAAGTACCTGTTAACGTTACTTTGGAACAAACTTCACTAAGCTATACATTCAAAGAGAGAATGGGTAGACCATTTAACAAATTCTTCTCTTTCTGGATTGAATACGGTATCATGGACCCACATACGAAAGTTGCTAAGTCTATGAAGTTCCTTAAAGATCCAACAAGCAATGAAGAGTTTACAATGTATACTCCTGACTTCTATACGGCTACTGTATTGTTCATAGAGCCATCTAACAACAATACAACTGTAGAGAAAGCTTGGTTAGTATTTAATATCTTCCCTAAGTCAGCTGGTGCTTACGAAGGTTCTAGAGATATTACAACTGCTAAAGCTACAGAAGAGATCACTATTGATTTTGCAGGTATTGGTATTCATACTGATGCTGTACATAACCTTGCTAAAGCTATTATGCCTAAACTAGTTTCTCTATATGAGCAACCAGATATGCATATGACATTACCTGTTGCTGGATTCGATCCTAGCATTAAGGATAATGATACTGCACATAGTACAGATAGAAAACAAGGCAACGGTGAGCTTGAGTGGGATACACACCCATCTGCTTAAAAATAAAAAAAGATAAGATAGAGAGTAACCGTAATGGTTACTCTCTATCTTTTTGAGCGTAAATGATTTTTTCACTATATCTGGTTAATGTGGTTTTCTAAGGCATTAATCAAGATATCAATAATAGATGCTATTTTTACTTCTTAGCACCTAGAAGTGCAGCTGTAAGATCTTCTTTAAGAGATGCTACATGTGATTTAGGAATTGTACTATCTTTAATTTTGATAGACAATCCAGTAACACGATAGTCTTTACCTGTAAGACTATTTTTACCAGTTACTTCACGTGTGATAGCAGCTTGGATTTTACCGTTTCTACCGAATGGAGTATCTACGATAACACCTTTCAACTCTTTCTTAGATTTAAGAGTTGACTTAGCGAAATCTGCAATAGCTGTAGTTGCAGCTTCTGCATAAGCTTTCTCAAAGTTCTTAACTAGTTTATAGTCATCAGCTTTGATACCAGCATCTTTAAGAGCTGCTTTGAAGATATCACCATCTGTGTATCTATATTTATTAACGCCCTTGGCGTCATCTTGTTTAATCAATTCGAATTTTGCATTCTCGAATTTGATTTCTTGTGTTTGCTTCTCCATGTGGAGCCTCCTTATAAGGTTAAATATAGTTTTGAACATTTCGATCAATAACTCATAGCATATAGACTATTTTAAAAATAATCACCACATGCAGGTCCTGAAGCATCTGTATCAGATTTTCCCTAGAAGATACGATTGCAATCACCATGTGACAGTATATACTTAGTAAGCTATATTACTAATGTTCTATATAAATAATATATAGCTCAAAATTATTCAGAATTGAATATAACAAGGTACTATAAGCATATAGCCTATAGTACCTTGTTGAATATTTTATAATAACGGTTGTAAATATGATATCGTCAACCTAGAGTCTTTTGACTCTAGGGCATCCTTTATAGATATTTTAAAATGAAATCGATTATCGTACATAACGTAGATAGGAATATCATTATATCCATAAAGGTGATATGTTTTATGACGATTAACATTTTACATCACCTTCTTTCTTGCTAGATAGCAATAACAGATGGGCTCCGTTATAACCGGTATTCCGGTCACTTAACAAGAAAGAGATAACTAGACCATAGCTAAGGGTTTATCCTTTAGCTATGGTCTAGTTTTTATTCTATTACATTTTATTTATTATAACTAATATAAACTACATGCTTCCACCTCCAAAAATATATTTACGTTTATATTAGTCACATTTTTTACCTACCTATTTAGACACTATAGAACGCAACGGGTTCTATAGTGTCTTTTATTGCATCACTACAGAGTACTTTGTACTCTGTAGCGTCTTTTTATTGTTCGCTGATTATATAGATATAAGGAGACAATATGTCTGTAGGTACTAAAAAAGTAACGACACAACTATTAGATTTATCTATTAAGAAGAACTTTGAATCTGTTAAAGACGGTACTGGTAAACCACTATCTGAACTTGAAGGTATATTAGAGCCTTTTGGAGAACTTGGTAAGACTATTAATAATTTAGTAAATAAAGTTAAATCTGTTGTAAATAACATTTTATCGGCTATAGGCAACGTTATACGTTCAGTAGCTAAATGGATAGGTAAAATCTTATCTGCGATAGGAGGGGCTATTAAAGCTGCTTTAAAATACGTTATGGGATTATTAGGTATTCCATATGACGCTCTGAGTAATATCTTTAAGAAAGTTATGAAATACATAAAATCGGCATTAGGCGTATTAGGAGGCTGGCTAAAGAATATTCTAGGTTTAGGAGCTAATGCTAGCCATATGACTGGATTTGCTGGTGTAGCGGCTTCTGATATTGCTAAAACAGGTATGTTAGCTGGTTTATTAGGATACTTTAGAAATGACAGTAAAGGTCTTAATAGAACAACTGATAGACTAATTAAAGAATTCGGTGCTGAAGATGTTACTAGAGCTTATAATAAACTATTTAGCCATGGTAACTATAGTAAGAGCTACTATGATAACTACTATGGATTAGGTTCTAAAATAAAAGATCCTCTAGATTCTCAAATCTATCATGGTTACTATAGATCTAATAAGAGAAGAAATGGATATTTCTCTAAATTGAAATTAGATACTCTTAATAGTGTGTTTGATAGGTTTAAATTCTTAGGTATATCAGGTAGTACTGCTAAAGAACTTGTAGAGTTAAGCAGTATTGGAGATCTTGATAGATTACTGCCAAGGAACAATAGAAGAATATCTTATGGAGAAGACTATAAAGAGCTTAAGAAAAAGAAACGTACTGAATATAGTAACTTAGAGAAGTTGAATATTATAAGAAAATCATCTGGTGTATTAGAACATAGAGAAGAAGGTTATGATAGATATACTGGAGATGGTTTAGTTAATGACTATGCTTCTAGAAGAAGAATAGGAGAAGCTTTTGAAAGACGATATGGTATTGATAATGGTACACTATTCGAAAGATTTACATACGAAGGTAAGAGACCAAATATTGAAAAACCATTAGACTTTAGAAACGAAAACTATACTCCTAGCACTATAGCCGATCAAACTAAAGAAACAGAGATAGAGAAGATAGCTACTACATTAGGTGTGGAGAATATGACATTAGAGAAACCTTTAAGCTATGCAGATTATAAAGGTTTTACTAAAGAGAAAACTATTAACACTAAAGTTAATAAAACTTATAAACCAAGTACTGGTAAAGAACTATTATTTACATATTAAAAAGAAGATATAGAGTATAGACAGTTAGTCTATACTCTATATCGTATATTATTGCGCTCTTACTGAAGCTCCAGGAAGAGATGTTGTTAAGTTACCTTGTGCTGTAAATAATGATAATGGACCATTAAGTACCGAACCAATAGCGGAACCCACTCTAGAAGGGCTAACTACTGAATATAAGTTAGCTCTTGCTCTAGCAAGTCTCATACCTAGTTTATTTAAAGAGTATTTATCGGTTTGAATATCACGACCTGCTAATGTAGCTAAATAACGTCCCATCGGAGAAGCATCGTCCATACCGAATTTTAAGAGGTCTGAGAATATACCTTTAGTTACTGGAGCTGCTACTAAGGTACTAAAGTCAGTAACAGTAAAACTAACGTCTACTCCTAATGGTTTTCTTGTTTTAGTAAATGGTAAATTGGTAGTTCCTCTAGTTATACTAAGAGAAGTTATCATACCTAATTTAATGTTCTGAACTCCTTGTGAAGTTACAGAACAAAGGAACGGCGAAGCATAAGAACTTTTACCTACCGATAGTGGTAACGCACCTGCAATGAGCATACAAAGAGGTATACCAATAGATTGCATTCTAGAGAAATCATTACCATAGACACAAGCTAGTTTCGTATTATAAGTAACAGTAGGAAAACTAGCAGAGCTATCGCCCCAACGTTTAGGAATATCGATATAAGCGTCTCCAAATACAGTAGCAAGAACATTTGTTAAGCCCATACTAACACCATTAGCAGCACCCATAAGAAATTCTTTAACACCGGACATAATAGCACCAGTATCTATAGGGCCACCAACATTACCACCAGAGAAATTAAATTTCATATCTTGAGCGCCAGAGGCAACTGACTTTAACATACCACCAGTTTCAATATCTCTTACATCATTAGAGAATGATTCTGTTAGTGTTCCTACATAATCAACTTGGAATATAGCAGATAATCCACCGTCGTGAACAACACTATCAAACGTTTGAGTAAATTGATCTATCCAAGAACGTTCTTTCGTTAGTTTCTTATCTTTTTTGTTAAAGTCATGTACGAAACCTTCGTCAGAAGAAGATCTTAACTTCTCGTCTGCTTGGTCTGCATTAGCCAAAGCAATCTGCTGCTCTTTTGCAACATCATTGTCTAAGTTTTCTACTTTATTATCTTCTTTATCCCATTCTGGCCTATCTTTAACAACCTTATCTAAATAATCTTGGAATGTTGCTATACCACTAGACTGTAAAGCATTAGCAGATTCTCTAACATCATCGTAGATATTTTCAGAGCCATCTGGTATTGCTAACATAGCTCCATAATCATTAGCTACTGGAACACCAGTACTACTATTTTGTTCAGCTAGTTGTTCTTGTTTTCTACGTAAGAAATCTCTATAAGCAGCTTGAGGTCCTGACATAATAGCAAATATATCTAAATATCCTGTTTTACTATTAAAGATTTGACCACCTAGCATATCTGCTATCAGTTGTAGTTCATCACTATCTAATGTAGCTGGAGTACCTAAATCGTGAGTATCTTGTTCTATCTTACTAATAACCCTGTTCTCTATAATAGGGGAAATTAGTTTTAATTCTGTTGCTAATTGAGTTGTTAAGTTACTTACTGTACTCCAATAAGTATGCATTGTAGGGCGCATGTAGTAATAGTCAAAAGCACTATCCATATTAAGAAAACCAACTATAGCTTTAGTAGCCCAAACGATAGCAGTTGTCCATGGGAAACAAGCAAACACAGCAAAACTACCAATAGTGGCCCCTATATTATATAATACTGGTTTTCTACCTGTGCTAGCTACTATAACGTCTCCATAGTCAATAGCAGACATAAAGAAGTCTATCAACCCGTTAAACTTCTTAGTACCGAATGTTAGGAATACTAAGTTAACATTATCGTCTATAGCCTCTGAATAGTATCTACCTAGAGACATTTCACTATCTTGTGTGGTAGGTTGTGTATCCATATATGGTCTACCTGGACTTAATGTAGGATTATATCTAGGTCTTATATCTGCATATCTAGTCCACTGTGGTTTAGGGTTACAAGCTAAATGCCCTCCTAACCTAGTATTGCTATATTTAAAACTAGCAGTACTAAAAAACCTACCATTTATTAGTCTCTCTGTACTTAATTCTTTATTAGTTATATTAAACCTAGTTCTTACCCAGTCTAAGTCTAATAGTTTCTCTTTATCGGTCTTTGTAAAGGTTTCAATTGTATTAACATCTTCGCTAATACTCTTAGCTTGATCTACTCTTATGTAGTTCCTGAGGATATATCCTCGTTCGTCAAAAGCCATTATTAGCTCCTTAAAAATATATTACATAGGTATCTGGTTAAGATACCCAGATACCTATGTCTTTTACATATTACCAGTTAAGAACTCTATTAACAGGTTTCTTACTGAATTGTTTTCTTAATACATTACGTAAGATTACTAACTCTTCATTAGCACACTCTTGATTAACTGTATTAATCTTTGTTGCATCTTCTAAATCAGATTCTTTAATATCTAATGTTAATAAGTTATTTATACTCTCTGTATTGATATTCTTTTCATTAAGCATATCAAAAGTATTTGCATTGTTTATACCAGGTTCTGTAACCCAGTCCCAAGTAAGAATAGCAGAAGTATGTTTAACTAATATACCATTAACCACTTCGTCTTTACTAAGACTTCTAACACTGAAAGCAACGTTTCTATTAGGATTCTCTAAAGCTTCTTTAAGGAATTCACCTTTAGGACCAGAAGGTTTAATCTTACCCATAACAATAACAACATTACCGTGGTTACCCACCATATTGACGCTATCTTTAGTATTCTCGAACCAAACATCTGCTATGTGGAATGCTATATTACTCATATCGTAACCGGCATTTCTATTAATAAACTCTGGCATAGTCATACCAGGTTTAAACTTAGGATGGTCCATCTCGCCTAACAGGTAACCCTTCTTCAATCTTCTCCAGAAGAAGCTATTAGGATTATTCACTAACTCTTGAACACCTTTAAAAGTATAGAAAGCTTTACTACTATTAAATACGTTAAAAGCTCCTAGTCTTACTGTATAATAGCCATTTTCATCTGGTTTAACACCACTATAGTTTTCAGGTTTATAACCAGCAGCATTAAGTACTATTTTAAAATTATCATAATCCATGTTATGTCCTTAATAATTTACTTATATCAGAAGATGTTTCTTCATTCTCTACTAACGCAGAGGCTAAACCGTCTTTAAAATAATTTCCTATTAATTTACTAGCAGTGTCTCTAAAACTCTGAACATCAGCTAGTTTCGTATAGACGATCTTCTGTGTGAATATATCTTCTCTTTTATTCAAAATATCTTTATAAGGTCTTAATCCTGTTTTATCTTTACTTATAATACTACTTAATAGTTCAAAACCTACAGGGTCATTACCTACGTTACTTCCAGCATATTTCTTACTATTAAGAAATATATTTGCAATATCTTCATAGTTCATATACCAAGGTACTTTACCATTGTTATAAAATTCATCTAGAATATTAAACATGATACTAGTATCTTGTACTAATTGATTAGTTACTACAACAGTACTATCTTTATTAAACTTCAACATGATATAACTCTTATTAGAATCTGGTAAATCTTTAATATTTACCATAGCGATTTTATCAGGTTGAAATGTTTGGAAAACAGGATCATTTGTTATAGCATAATTGTTATTTTTATCTACTATACAATAGTAAGAGATAAGATTAGTTATCTTATCTAAAGAGCAAAGTCCTTTAGAAGTAAATCTCTCCGGAAAGAGTATTCTAATCTCATCTGTAGCTATGGTTTGATCTCCTACTATCTTTAGAGATTTAGCAACCTCTTTAGGATTTCTTTTCCATGTACTTACATCTAAAGTATCTGCCATATTTATTTACCTCGTTATTGTATTTTAAATATCTTAGTTTTAGACATAAAGAAATCAACTACTAGTTCTGTAAGTACGAAACTAATAATATCATCTACTGTCTTCTCAGAATCTTCTGCTAGGTATTTTTCACATAGTTTAATAAACTTATAGTAGTTAGTAGTATCAAATAGTATACCGGCTACTAGTTCTATACCTATAGTCTCTATACATTCAAGATCATCGTCTAATCGTATAGATACTAAACGGTCACGAACTTTATCAGCAAGAACAGGAATATTATCTCCATAAGAGCAATAAGATAAAAGTTCTTCTGGCATATTATGAAGAACTTCTTCTAAGCTTCTTGTATAGATATCAATTAGTCTATTTCTTCTATGGATAGGATTCTCAACTTGAGTACCTATTACATAAGTATCCCATATTTTAATAAGCTCTTGTTTATTAGCTAAGAAAATATCTTTAGTAGTATCACCAGGAGCTTTAGTATTCTTATCTTTTATAGAATAACCATAGATAGCATCTACTAATCCTATTTCATTATCACAACTATCGAAAACTGGTTTAAGAACATAAACTGAATAAGGATCATTCTTAAGAGTTCCTAAATAAAGTTTATTAATAGAAACATATTGCTCATAAGCTTCAATAGCATGGAATAAATAAGTCTCTAATTTCCAAATGATATTATCTAGTTGTTTAGCATTAATAGAAAGAGTAGCTAATCTTTCATTCTTAAGATAAGTTGCTATTAACCAAGACTTAAGAATAGTTTCAGCATAGAAAATACACTCTTCTTTATCTAATATAGTATTAGCCATATTAATATAATCTACTGGGTTCTTAAGATCATTAGCAGTAAACAATGTTTTAATATGTCTATTAACTGCTGCATCTGGATGTGTAACTATATCAAGTTCTACGATAGGAAGTTCATAATCTATATTACGAATTTCATTATAGTTAATAGGATCTTGGAATAGATTAAGATCTTTAGCTTCTTTAAGAAGATCTGGAAGATCTAACTCTACAATATTAAACTTACTAGCAGTTGAAGGTTCTCCAGAACTTAAAAGTAACTTAGCGGTATCTATAAAAGAAACTAACTGTCCTTTAAAATCGTTTTTATAAAGGTTAACTTCTGATAGTAAAGCTTGAGAAACTTTAGAGATAACTGTTTCAAAATCTTGACCTTGACCATCAGCTGGTGCAATGTTAAGAACTGATAACCCGCGATCTGTATCAAAATCTATAGTCTTACCGCTATTAACGAGATCATTAGCTAGTTGTTCTATACTAGCGTTATTTACTAATTTACTATAAACACTATACATATTATTATCCTTTAATGTTATCTCTAATTCTATTTACAGCAATATCTATTAGTAACGGAATAGAAACATCGAGATCAATTTTCTTAAGTATATTACCTTCATCATTTTCTGTTGCATAAAGAACTGTTTCAACAGCAAGATTAGCAATCTTGATTAATTGTTCATTAGTCTGAACTATATCGTTCATCTTCATCTCCTTATATATAGGGGGTTTTTAATCAAAGAACCAACCGTGTAGACAGCAAATTTATATAGAGACTAAGTAGGTTTTTCCTACTTAGTCTCTATACCACGAAATGTAAAATACGGAAAGTATTTTTTATACAAGCGATTACGAGCTGTGCTTGTATAGGATTATATAACAGATGTGATAATAAATTACGAGCTTTTTATTATCATATATAAATAGATCTAGAAAACGGAAAATAACGAACTAGTTTAATCATTATTTTTTATTTCGATTATTAACTTAATAAAAGCCATACCTATGGCAACTACAATAAAAACAGCTGCTGCAATATCTAATATGCTTATACCAACATTTTCCATAACGATTTTCCTTATATATTTTAATAATCACTATATATTTATTATTCCCTTTTTAGATCGATGACTAATATAATAAAAAGGAAATGATATGACATATACTATTCCACCTATTAACACTAAAGGAATTTTTGTATTCCATCCTCCTTATGCTGATGATGCTACTATAAACAAAAAAGAGTATGAAGTTATAGAGATTAGAAAGATTAAAGCTCTACATGATGATGGATTAGATCCTCTAAATTCTATCTATCTTAAAGTGGGTATGACTAAAGAAGATTTCGTAGAAGATCTTAATAACGATGTTCCTATTTTAACATTATCTATAGATGGTGAACAATATCTCTATGTACCAGCAGATAGAATAAAAGAGACACCTGCTGTTATTGGTTATACAGCAACTGAACGTCTAGTTACTTTATCTTTAGGTTTAGTACCAGATAACATTAACTTAGATCTTATGTATAAGAACATAGCAACATTAGTTAATGATACAATATCTGTTAAACCAGATCTTACAGAGCACCCAGGTGGCCCAACTGTCTTAATGTCGAATGAAGATTACGATAAATATACTAAGATGATGTCCGCTCAAGCTAGATCTAATAATAAGTCTTGGAGAGTACGCTACGAAGAGATGGAACAACTTTATAAGCTACAGAAAGTTAAAGTAGCTGAAATAGAAAAGATACTACAAAGATTTATGTCTGCTAACCAGAAACCTAAACCATAAGAGTAACGAATGGTTTACAACCGAAGCCTTAATTCTTAATTATTTTAAAAGTATAGAGAGTAACAATAACTGTTACTCTCTATACTCTATATTTTTTATCCCATCATTCCTATCATAGTAGCAGTGTATTGTGCCATCTTTCTACTATCATTAAGAACACCTATCTTACCCCAAACTTTCAATTTCTCTTTATATAGTTCATCTGCATCTGCATAACTATCTACGATCTCTTTGAAACCTGGTATCTCATGGCCAGCATAAATATGGCCAACATCTAATTGTATTCTTAACTTGTTATAGATATAACGTTTTAATCCTAATGTTATTAATTCTGCTGTATGTGGATAATAACTAGGTTGTATATTTTCTAAGTTAGCATTATTACTTAGATTTACTTTAAGTGTTCCATAGTAAACATAAGGGGGATAAGCTTCTATAAGAACTTTGTTCTCTCCTACTAACTCTAGTCTAGCTGTTTGAACAACGCTAGTACGATCTACTACAGACATAAGTCTAACTCCTTCGCTAACTATAGGAGATACACAATGGTTATAAGCATCTAAGCCGTTATTAGGACCATTAAGGTATTCTCCCATAACTAATGAATAAACAGCAACTATACTTTTATTATTAGTAACTGTCTTAGGAACTTCTATTATAAAAGACCCTATTTGTTCATTATACGAAAAATCAGCTGTGGCTACAACATTACATAAACTTAAGTTTACATAAGCCATTTCGCCACCAAGGATATTCATATCTGTCATAATGATAGGTCGTATACAATCTATCATCATTCTCTCTTCTAAAGATACTGGAGTACTACCTCGTCTTTGAGGAAATGCTAACTCCAATACTTCTACTGGTATATTCATTCTTATTACATTATTAAAAGTGTATTGTAAAGCATTCATTACTACCCCTTAAGATTTTTTCTTATTATAGCATGTGGATCGAAACACTTAATCGTATCAGGATTAGCATTCGGAAATTCCATTGGTTTATCAGTATTTACATAGTCTTCACCTTCTATAGTAGGTGGTATTTCATCAGGTTCTCCATTAGGAGTAACATTTAGTTTCTCTCTAAGAGAATCTGATAATGTATCTCGAACTATAGAGGTTGCTTCATTAGCTCTCGTAGGTAAATTAGTTTTCATAGTGGTTTTAATAGTCTTACGAGAAAGTTTAGTAGCCAGTCTTATAAAAACTGGCTCTAGTTTATTTAACATGTTTAAAACTCTTGGCGATAACATATTAAGTTTCTTTAATAGTTTTTTCAAAAAGTAGAAGATATAAGGAACGATAAAAGCTACAGCGATGATAACAACAGAGAATATAAATTCTCCCATTACGTTTTCATCACCGTAGTCATCGTTAGTATATCTCTGCTCTGTATATTGCTTAGTATTACTCTGCTGGTAATTATAGTTTTGACTAGGTGGTGTTACAGGTATATCTACCTTTATATGTTCTGTAGGTTCAGATGGTACATCACCAGGTTGATAACCAGCAGTAGGATCATCATCGTATGGCATCTTAGTGCCTCCTTACCAATTTAGTACTTTATGTTTATATCCTAATGTATCATAGTCTTTCAAGTACATATCAAAATTAACTAATTGATTTATAGACTCTAAGTTCATGGCTTCAGTTTCTTTAACATCTATAGCAGATTTATAACCTGTTAGAGCTTCTACTTCAGCATTGAAGAAACTAATAATGTCTAAATTTCTTTGGTTAATATTCGGAGTATTTCCAGTATCTAAAGACGGAATATAAACGACTACTTGGCTATCCTGTCCCACTCTCCACGCTCTACTTATAGCTTGTTCGAAAATGTACATCCTAAAAGGAAGATCTAAAGCTACAATAACATTTGCATTAGTTAATGGAACACCTGTTGAAAGTGATTTATAGGTTGTTACTAATGGGTTAACATTCTTATCCTCTGTAAATCTCTTAACCTCTTTATTAAGGTTTTTAGCATATTCTCCATATACTAAAGCCATATTATATTTAAGGTTAGTTAATACAGAACGAGCTGCTTCACAAACCTGAATATAATTACTAAAGATAATAGTATCCTTTATAGTGCTATTAGTAAGAGCTTCATAATCTAAGTTAAGAGCAATATCAACATGACATTTTATTCTAGCCCCCATAACTATTTTACCAAGACATTCACCTTGTATTTTAAGCATAGGGTATTTAATAATAGTTTTAATATCATCCCATTGTTTACCTAGTTCAGGAGGTAAGAAAGATTTAATCTCTCTTTCTATAGCATTAGCTAATGCCATCTCTTTAGCTATAAAACCTAATTGTCTTTTCCTATAAGCTTCTTGAATCGTAATGACTAGATTTCTATATTGGGCTATAGAGTATTTAGACTTTTTATCAAAATCATTCTGAGCCGCTATAGTAAGACAAGTTTCATAAAGCTTGATAATATCTGGCATAGACTTCTCTATCTCTTCTAACCTACGTGTTATAAACTCTCTCATCTTCTCTCTAATAACAGGTAAAGTATATTCATTACCATTCTTAAGTGTTATAGGGATATAAGTTTTAATAACTGGTTCTAAATTTGTTTCTTTCTTCTCTACAACATAAGTCATTTCGTTATAACGACCTGGTAAGATAGATTTAAAAAACTTATTAGGATTAGAATAGACAGAATATAATCTATCATAGAGTTTTCCTTTAAGTCTACCATCTATAAACTTAGCCATATTAATAATCTCTGTACTATAGCTTTTAATAGGAGTACCAGATAGTAAGAATAAATTCTTAGTAAAAGAACGATCTATAATATCTTGTAATAATATTGTACGTTTAGACTTAGTATCTGCAAAGTTATGAGATTCATCTACTATAATAGTAAGTTTAGGTCCTGCTATCTTAGGTAAGATTCCATAAAGCTGTTCTAAACCTTCATAATGTACTATAATAAACTTTTCATTATTGTAAATAGAAGAGGATTTAATAGACCAAACTTTATTCTTACTAGGATCTTTAAAAAGATTATCTTTACCTGGTATCTGAATAGATTTTAACCAAACTTTCTCTAAGGTCGGTAAAGGACAAATGATAAGAACTTTCTCAGAATGTAACATCTCTCCAAAAGTAAGAGAGATATTAGTATTATGCGTTACAAGGTAATCTTTAGTAACATAGAGATGACTAGGATGATCTACTTTAATACAAGTAGCAGCATCTACATCTATTTTCTCTACATCGGTTATAAGAAGTTTCATATCTGGATCTGGTTCAGATTCTTCTATATTTTCAGTACCTCTAGTATAACGTGTCATAACCTCTGAAGGATCTTTAAGTTTGATACTAAGACGATAACAACGTTCTCCATAAGAACGATCTTCTAAAGAGCGATAACGAATCTGAGGTATCCTTTTAGTTGCTATACCACCTAATGAATAAATTAAAGTAGCTAGATCGTTAATAAGTCTTTGAGAAGTATGGTAAGCATTGAAGTTACCCATTCTATTACTATAGCCGCAAGTATCCATTATACCGCGAAGTAACTCTAGTTTCTGATCTCTAGAAGCGTTAAGATAGATCTCTGGTATAAAAAGATATTTAGGAGCTATATTAAGAAGTTTAAGATCTGTAAGAAGCTTAGTAAGGCTAGGAACTCTATTATCGAATGTTCCAGCTGGTGTAACAATACCAGTAGTACAACCTTCATAGCCTCTAATCTCTATATGATAATTTTCCCCTAGGTCGTCTCTTACTCGCTGTAAAACAGACTTTTCTAAAGCTACTATCTTAACAGTATTTCTAGTAGCATAAGAACCTAAAATAGTTCCTAATGTATATGGTGGTATAGGAAGATCAACATCTACTGTTGCTTCTGCTTCTGTTAATCGTATATAATAGTTCTTAAACTTACTAGTACTAAGAATTGCTTTATTAGCTATTAGTTTTTCTAACTCTAAAGTAGTTATAACTTTAGGTGTTAACTTCTTTTTAGCTCTATTCCTATGCTTAGAGAAGTTATAACTATAAACTTCCCAAAGATGTTCTTCATCACAGTCTATAGTTCTACCATCTATAAAAGTAACACGATATAGTTGTCTTAAACCCTGAGGATAAACACCTTCTACTGCTGTATAAAAACCATCTGGCGCTAATACAATATCACCTACTTTAATTTGTTCTATAGGTGTCCAGCCATTAAGCGTTCTAACTGGTGTACCATTCCTAAGAGCTTTACCAGTACCAGCGGCTGCTCCTATTGTTAAACCTCGATAACCTGTTCTATATTTATAATCTTCATAGTGGTTAAAAAGCTCTTGTTGATATTCAAAAGGAGTATGAAACATCTTAGCTTTAATCATATCGAAATCTAATTTATTATCAATATCGTGTACTCTATTTTCTTCTGCTCTTGTTTCTAATATCCCAATGATTTTATTTAACGCTTTAACATTTATTCCATATGTAGGTCTTTTAACAGCATCTTTAAACATCTCTATAACTTCATATAGGAATATAGAAGGGAAAACCATTTCTGTTCTTCCTAATGATGTAAAAATGTTATTAATATTCTTTTCGCCGTATCTGGATAATAAATTCTTAAAGCCAGTCATACCTACAATTGTATACTCTTCTTTAATATTGTCGTACCGGACATCGGTAACAAATAATCCTTCGAAAAATCCCATGGTTACCCTTTCTGAATAGCCGTAAATCACTAAAGATCCCCGGAAAACCTTATGGCTGAGCAAAATTTGACCTTAAAAGTAAAGGAGCATATATGGCTAATTTTGATAGCTTATATAAGAAAGTTGGTATAACAAAACTTATCCACTTCTTAGAGCCTTTAATAATAAAAGCAGATAGTTTTATATTCCCAGATAAGAGCATACTCTATTGGTTTAAACCTTCTGATGGTATAGAGGTACCTTCTAGACTAGTTCCTTATCTTAATAAGACTAATAAAGTAAATGTAGTTACTCCTGTTAAGTTTGGTACTAAAGTTGAAGGTACTGTAAAAGAGAGTAACGATGTTAAAGAAGCGTTTAAAATAATGAATAGAGAAGAAAAGAAATATAAGTTTCTTCCTCCTAATGTTATAGAAAATAAAGGAGATTTCATTATCTATAACTATGGATTACTTAACTATATTTATAGTTATGCTGGAGATCCTAATCTTAATCTTATTAAGTATAATAACGTAGCAAATAGAATGTTAGACGATCTTAAGTCTATGAACGACTATAACAGATTTATACTTTGTGAATTACCAAATAAATTATTAAGTATGGGAGAGTTAGACAGCTTTGCTAGTAAACTAACACCAGGTAATGCTAATAGATTAGATCCTAAATATTTTAACTTAATAGAACTTTGGAAGTGGTTAACACCAGCTACTAAAAATAATAGTATCTTTAATAGGATAGCTAATACAAAGTTAAATAAAACTACTTTACTTCTCTCTATAGAGAACAGAATGGTAGTTATCAATTTAGAATATCTATTTGCATTAGTAGAAGAGTATAGTAGTTCTCAATATGTTGTAAATACAGAAAGTACTGTAGATGAGTTTCTAATGTTATTAGGAGCTAGTAGTGTAAACTTAGAAACTGCTAGTTATGTAAAATCTAAATATAACTCTTCTGTTATAAGATATTTAATCTATATTATGTTATTTAAACTAATAACTGGTAAACCAATAGATTATAATAAAATAGATGGTGAGAAAGTAGATGAAATTGCTATTAAGAAAGCAATGTCTATGGCTAAGAAAGTAGAGAAAGAGAATAAACTCTCTATGAAAGATGTTCTTGATGCTTATATCCAAGAAACAAATGACGATATTATAGCTTTAGATATGGATACTTTTATACCAGAAACAACAGATGTTGACTTTGCTAAACTAGATGCTATGGATGCTGATATAGAAAGTAGAACTAATAAGACATTTGCTTCTATAGAAGAACTAAAGAAATATAACTATAGAGATGATCTTAGACTTAAGACTATAGCAGAGTTAGATTACCTATTAGAAACTAAAGCTATTTCAAAAGCTATGTACGATAGTTACTTAGAAGCATTTAATAAGCAAAACCAATTATCTAATCCTTTCTTATTAGGTAAAGATGGCGGTAATATAGAAACAGCTTTAGATAGTAGTTTTGATAATTTTGAAATAAACGACATTGACGCTACTATAGCACCTAACGTTATGATCTTCGACGAAGCTATTAATAAGAATATAGCAGCAACTGCTGAAAGACAATACCTTAAAGAGCAATATAGAAAAGATATTATAAGGGTTGTTTATTCTTTACAAAATTTGAATAACATTATCTTAAATTATGAAGTTAAAGAGAATTTTGATATTACAGGTGGCGTAGAAGAACATATTGTAGAGATTATGTCACTATCTGGTAAGAAAACAACATTAAGATTTGATATTCCTTATATAGACGAATATGGAGTATTTACAGTTAATGGTGTTGATTACTCTTTAAGAAAACTAAGAGCTGAACTACCTATAAGAAAGATAGACGCTACAACAGCTTTATTAACTTCTTATTATGGTAAGATGTTTATAGGTAAAGCATTTGAAGCTAATGATAGTAATATCGGTAGATGGATATATAAATACTTAAGGAATAAAGAGTCTGATAAGAATAAGAGATATGATCCTAAATGTAACTCTGTTATAGCATTAGGTGTTGATATTCCAGATGTTGATATTCCTGTACTATACGCACAAATAGCTTCATTCGTTAAGAGTTTCGATTATGGTAATTATAAATTCAATTTTAATCACCATGAGAGAGATAGGCTATTACCAGATTATACTATGCCAGATATAGAAGCATTAGAGAAAACTAATAATGCAGTAATAGTTGGTACCGTAGGTAATAACTTCTTAATGATGGACTTTACTAATAACATATACGAACTTAAAGGTAATAAAGCGGAATTGATAGGAGATTTCTACAGTGTTGTAAATATTGATACTTCTGATATTCCTATAGAGTTCGTAAGAGTTGGAATACTTAAAGAAGCTATACCTGCCGTATTAATACTAAGTTACTACTTAGGTTTGGATAATCTTCTTAAACTATTAGGTACTAAATATAGTTTAGAATCTGGTAGAGGAAGAGTAAATGAAAACCAATATGCTATTAAATTTAAAGATAAAACATTAATAGTAGATAAAGATAATGGGTTATCAGATCTTATAGTAGCTGGTTTATTAAGTATGAATAAACTACTTAAAGATTTCCCTATGGATAGCTTTAATAAAAGAAGTAGCTATAATGTCATTTGGCATAAATACTTTAGCACTTATAGTAACTTAAGTAGTTCTGTTAAATATGTAAATGAAATCAATATCTTAGAGACTATGTACATAGATCCTATGACAGCAAATCTTCTTAAACAGATAAAAGAACCTAATAACTTCCCTGCATTAATAATAAGAGCTTGCGAGATGGTTATAGATAATAACTATAGACATCCTAATAACATTAACGATATGGTTCTTAAAGGCTATGAGAGAGTAGCTGGTATAATCTATAAGACATTAGTATATGCTTATAAAGATTATGAAAATGCCAATGCTTTCAGTAAGAGCAGAATAGTCTTAGATCGTTATGCTATTATGCAAAAGATAATGGGCGATAATAGTAAAATAACGTTAGACGATTTGAATCCAATAGCTATGATCAAACAGAAAGAGGATACAACATACTTAGGAGACGGCGGTAGAAATAAAGATGGTATGGTTAAGAGAACAAGAGAACTTAATGAAACCGAAATAGGTATCATATCAGAATCTACTAAAGATAGTGGTTCAGTAGGTGTTACTGCACATATGACAGCTAATCCTAATTTAGTATCTATCAATGGGTTAATAGGTAATAATAAAGAAGCAGAGTTAAAATGGGAGAACATGCTAAGTACTCCTGGAATGTTAGCACCATTTGGTTTAACAGATGACGCGAAGAGGCTTGAGAAAGTTGGGTCTCTATAAACCTTTCTAATTGCTGGGACGCTTTAAAATGCCAATCAGCAGCGAAGACCTTAATAAGGTAACGTTCACAGACTAGTAAGACTATAGTCAGAATACTATAGCATACCGAGAGGGAAATGGAAGGATCCTATAGAAATATAGGATAAGATATAGTCGGGTCTTATACGAAAGTATAGGTGTTATGCAACTTCAATGCGATTATGAGCTCGCACATTATAGCCATTGATAATATGACGGCTTCTAGAATCTTAACAGGTTATGAAACTATCATACCTATTAAAGCTGGACCTAAATTTGTTGTTACAGCTGAAGAAGAGGGTACAGTAATCAAAGTTACTAAATCTGAGTTAACAGTTGAATATAAAACTAGAGGTAAGAAAGTCTATAGACTTTATTCATGGACTTCTAAAGAAGAAGCAGGTTCTTGTTATACACATGAAATGGTTCCTAACTTTAAAGAAGGCGATCTCTTTATTAAAGATGATTCTTTAGTCTATGATAAATTGTTCTTCGAACCTTGTGTATTTAACCCAAGAAGAGTTCTTTATAAACAAGGAACTATGGTTAATGTTATGCTATCTGAAGATCCACAAACATGGAATGACTCTATAGCAATTAGTAATGAATTACATACTGTTTTAGGTACTACATTAACAAAAGTTAAATCACATGTTATAGAGAAAACTGATAATATTCTTAATCTAGTTGAAATAGGAAGTAAGGTAGATCCTAATACTACATTATATACTGTAGTCAATAGTGATATGCCTATAGACGAAACGCTAGATGAGAAAGCATTAGGTATTCTAAGTGAATTAGCAGTAACTTCTCCTAAGGCTAAAGTTAAGGGAACTATAAATAAGATTATAGTCTTCTATAACTTCGATCCTGAAACAGCTAGTGACTCTATAAGGAAACTAATAGAGTACTCTGATAAAGTCCTAATGAAAGCTACTGGATATTCTGGTAGAGTTGGACCAAGTTATAGTATCCAAGGCAAACTATTAGAACCTAATAGTATAGAACTTAAAGTCTATATAGATGTTAAAGAAGCTATGGGTACTGGCGATAAATGTATCATAGGTAACCAGCTGAAATGCACAGTTGGTGAGGTATTTGATTACAATCTAACTACTGAATCTGGAGATAAAATAGACGCAGTATTTAGTGCTTTAAGTATATCAGCACGTATTGTTAATAGCCCTAACCTAATAGGAACTACAACAACTCTTCTAAAGAAAATAGAAGATGATGTACTTAAGATGTATTTTAGTTAAAAAAGAAAAAGATTAATAGAGATCTAGAGAGAACAAATGTTCTCTCTAGACCTTTTTATTATATACCACCAATGGTTGACCAATAATAGTGTTATACGGATGCCATTAGTAGCCATATAGTTTTTCGAATAACATATTGGTTATCCTAAAATATAGACTCTAGGTAGCTTGCTACCTAGAGCCGTATGTATATTACTAGTTCAGATTCTATTTAAAGTATCTAAACTCACGATACATACTTTCGAGATTAGGAACTAAAGACGTCTTATAACGTTCTGTTAGTTCCTTATCACCATAGGCTTCTAGCTTTTGAAGATCTTGCTGGATATTATCCAGGACTTCAGTAGCTTTACCTACATTAAGAGACCGAGTTGTTTTGAGATCTTCTCGGCACTTATCATATAGGTAAGCAAACCTATCAGATGCGGGCTGTGTGATTAGCCCAGTATCTAAATAGCTCATATCGTTCCTCCTTTCCGGATAACTTGTGAGCTATCCTAAGATATGAGAGACAGAGAGTAGCTATTACTCTCTGTCTCTCTATATTTATAATATACAATTGAAATAAAATGACTTTGACATACCATACGTAAAAATAAGATAGAACATAAGGTTGTTACACCTTATGTTCTATCTGTTTTTCTAATATTGCTAATGATTGTACACCTTGAGCATTTACTGGCTCTGGGTTAAGATGTATCATACTAGCTTTATCTATTATCATGCCTTCTTTAGTATAGTTAATGATATGATCTTCGGCTTCTATTACGACACTCTTTTTAAATTTAATATGTATGTTACCTTCTTGATCGGTATTACAAAACTCTATGGCATTTGCTAACATTGATAACTTAGTTAAAACCATAGGGTCTAATGCTTGTGCTATATCTACTAATCGCTCTGTATGTTTCTCTAATTGCATATTACGTTTCCACTCCCTGTTATTAAGACGCCACCACACTTGACAGCATCTCCTAATCTTACTAAACCTAAACCATTAACAGTCACATTAGGACTACATCCTCCAGCCGCTCTACTATGAACTGGAGAAGGAGAAGGCGAACCATGAGGTATAATACTATCTCCTAACCTATGAGCACCTATACTATTAATAGTAACATTACTACTACAACCATCTGTATTTGTAGGTGGAAAACTTCCATGCCCTGAAGCTATATCAGCTCCTGATCCTCTTACTGCTGGTGGCATCTTTAATACTCCCTCTGAAAATCTAAAAAGTTTTCTATTGTATATTTCTTATTATGTCTATAGATAGAATGTTTAACTGGTATACCCTCTACATAACTGGTATCTGATTTAATATACTCTTCTAAGAATACTCTAGTATCTATATCGTTATTACGTATAGCCATAATAGAAGCATCTTCACTAACTTCTTCTTCTTTAAACGTTAATGTACATTTAGCTTTAGTTAATGTTTCTAACATAGTCTTATAAAGATCGAATGTTTCAACTTTATAATTAAGTTTTAAAGCATCTAAAGTTAATGGTGGTGTAGCGCCATCTTTACCTTCTATCTTAACTACTTCCCAAGTATAGTATTTCCTATGTATAGTAAAATTAAAAGTTTTAGTAGCATCTCTATAGCGGCCTATAGATTGCCAATTAGAACCATCTAATTTAATCTTTTCTCTAGGGGCTAAATTATTTTGGCAAGATGGTTGGTTATTCAGTATTAAAACAGTACCTGATATAACTCCATTATTATCTATAGTAAGATCTAAAGGAACATCACCTGTTAACCACCAAAGTATATGCTCTTTAAAGAGCTTAGTCTCTGCTGTCTCTACAGTATGTTTATAGATATGAGTTTCCCAAGGGTTCTTAGCATGGTATAAACCAGATTGATTAGGTAATAAACCTGTTGTTATTATTGTAGACTCCATGCTTACTTCCTAAATTAGTTAAGTTGTATTAAAGGTGCTGACATAGTCATAGTACCACCAGATTTACAATTAGATGTTCCTCCAGCTGATAGATTATAAGCACCACCTACTTGAGTTGTTTTATTACCAGACACCTGACCAGACTGATTACCACCTATAGACTCTTTATCTTCTGCTGATATATCTACAGTTCTATTAGAGCCAATAGTTTCAGTATGATCCTTACCAGTTGTAATATTCATATTGTTATCATGCGATATTGTAATGTCTTGGTTAATACGAATATTGAGTTTACCTTCTGGAGAGAGTAATTCAAAATAGTTACCTTGGAAATCTACTAACGTAACTTTACCTTCTTCTGTGTTAATAACTATATCATAAGCAGAAGCTTCTCCATCTGTATTAGCAGTATGTAGAACTAACTCTTTATTCTTAGTATCTACCATAAGATAATAGCCTTCTTCTCCTTTAGCAGCATTAACATCGGATTGATTTTTATTAGAGAAGTAATAAATAACTTTCTCTTTCTTGCGCATATTAATACCAGTAGATGCCCAGAAGTATTCATCGTTACCACCTTCTTGAAAAAGATGAACCATCTCGCCTATAACAACATCTGGTGCTGTTAAACGGTTAGAGTTATAAAGACCAATCCATTTAGCAGTAACCGATTTACTCTTATCTAAATTTAGATTAGTGGTGTTACCTTTAATATCTTGATACTCTAAATTGATCTTCTCTTTTTCGTTATAGTCACCTTCTAAAGAAGGCATAGCTTCGACCATAGTTACTTCAAGTTCATAACTATCTTCTGGTTTATCTTTAACAGCTTGTCCTATGCCTACATATCTAAAATTACTATTTAAAGCTTCCATACTCTTCCTTCTATACTTAATAAGGTCCTAACTCTGAAATTAACATATCAGAGTGTTTATAAAATCCTATAGCTTCTAATACCGCATACATCATGCCACAGTTATCTTTTACTATACGTTTATAATCAACACAATTAAAGATTTCATCTGGTAAACCTTTACCCTCTATAAGAAGTAATGGTGGTCTAAATGTACCAATATTCTTCTTATTGTATTTAGTCATAGTTATACGTAAACGATCTGCTAGTTCTTGATCTTCTAAGTTATCAACATACTCTTTCATCCTAGCTGGAGTATCTAAAGTAGTTGGAACTTTAAGAATCATATAGGTAGGATCTGGAGCAGGACCATACTTAGGAGCAAATACTTCTGTCCATAGTAAATGATGGAAGAATGGTGTTAACTCTGGATGATCTGCATCTTTATAAGCTTTCTGATCTTTAATCTTATCTATAGAGAGAACCGAAGTATCAGCTGCTTTAACTCTAGAGATAATCTCACGTTCGGTATCTGCTACTAACTTAACATAACCAAATATATCAAGTTTTTTACCTTCTCTTAAAGTAGCTCGTATATCGTTAATCATACCATGACCAATATCTCTATAATGTTGAGATACGTTAGATGCTATAAGGTGTACACCTTTAAGTTCTAACTTTGGTTTTTCAAAGACGTTACCTTCTTTAACGGCAACATCTGCAAAATAGTGTTTACTAGCATTCATAGTTACAAAACTATTCCACATGAATTCGTTTTTCATCTTAAGGGATTCAAAACGATTAATATCGATATTCATACTACCTGAAAGTATCTTAATGTAATGGTCCATAACCTGAGTTGCTATAGTCATAACAGATGATGCTATTGCTATTGGGTTACTAACAACATGAGATTGTGTATAATACCAATCTACCCATTCGTCATAAGTAGCACATGTACTATCTGTATCCGAAAGAACAATACATCTTCTCATTAACTCTTTAATATAAGCAATATTAACAGGTGCAGTATCTGTTACAAAAAGTATTCTAATAAGATCTTTATAAGATGTTAAAGTCTCTGCAATATATTTAGCAGAAGAAGCTAAAACATCCATAGTCTCTGTACCTACCATCTTTTCATAATCAACAGCCATACCTTTAATAAAATCTGAACAAATGTTATGTATATGGGATTGAATACCCTCTTGAACATTATTAATATCTTTAACTTCTGTTTCAGGCGTTGTATAACCCTTTCTTGTTAAAGAGATCTCTTCTAGAAACTTAATAGTAAGTTCAGGGTTATACTGTCTAAAATGGTAAAGATCATTCGTATACATAACAGCTCCTAACTCTAATGGAGTTAGTTTCTCTATATAGGATCTTATATATTCAATCTTAGATGGTATATTCCAAAAGTATTCTGTAGATCGAATAACCATACCCATAACACCATCTACATCTGGTGTTTTAATATCATATTTCTTAAATACTCTATCAAGTTCTACAAAATCAGTATTAGTTAAAATACATGTTATATAGTTTATAACTGCTTCAGGTGTATTAAAAATCTTATTACCAGATACTATAGATTCTGTTACTGCATTACCTATAGAGGCAACACATCTTGTTGTTGATGTTAATGTATAGTGCGCTGATGGGTTATACAATATTGTACTCTTAGAAGCATAAGCACCGGATAATGAGTTATTAAAAATCTTACGAGTAGCCTGCATGTTATCATAATAAGCTGCTTTTTCAGCATCACCAGTCTGAGTATAATAGAACATAAGTTTCTTATCTTCTTTTCTAGCTTTGATGTTAACGTTAATAAACTCTGCATGTAAAGATTTCTTAATAGATGGATGTATATAAGTTGTAAAAGATGGTACTATAACTTCTTGATTATCTTGTGCTGTCTGTATATAATCTAAAAGAGGCATCTCGTCTACAGATACATCTCCTTTTTCGTTCCTACTATTAAATTTAACAGCTGGATTCTTAAGATCATATTTTGGCATATTTGCTTTTAATAAGGCAGAAGCTTTTTCTTTACTAACACCTTTCATCTTAGAAATAAAAGTTATCGCTTGCCTAGCATATTCTTTTTTAGGATTCATATGTACTAAATATTCAGGTGTTGGCCTTTTAAAAACGTACATATCTATCATGCTCACCTCCTTTTCGAATAATCATCGATTGGCCTAATGGAGAACAAAAAATAAAAGAGATGGTAGATAGAAGGTACGTTGTACCTTCTATCTACATCCTAGTATGTGTAATCTTACAGTTCTTGAAACCAAGTTCTGTAAGTTTGTCAGCAACCATTGAAATATCAGTAGTGTTAGCATTTGGTATCTCAATGAGTATTTTAAGTTGTTCTACTTCTACAACACTATTGCTATCTAAATACTCCCATGGTATAAGAACTGTTTGTTTATTAACACCTTCAAAAAGAATATAAGTTAGATCTTCTACATTATAATCTTGTGTTAAATAACGTTTCATCTTCTCATGTAGGGTATAGATGTCTCTATAAGTCATAGCTTGACTAGCGGTTAAGATAGCAACAACTTTCATACTTCTATAAACACCTCCTAACTCAGTAGGAGCTAGTGTTACAAAGTCATATCTTTTATGTGGTTGTACCATAGGTTATTCCTCTCTATTTTGAAAGTTTATGGTAAGAGTATCGTGGTATATGAATGTGATATCCTGTATAGGAATGTGATTAGAAATAATCATATCTCCATATTCTTCCATAGTCTCACGCAACAAAATAGCTAAGGCAGCTGGATCTGCTTGTTGCAGAGAGAGTTGATAAACATCAAACGCTAACAACTTAAGTTTATGTCTCATCTCTTCAATATCCATATCTAACTGGGCTCTACGAGCAGATGTTCTTATAAGATCTTCTATAAAAACGCCAACTTGACTTTTATCTGCTATAGTTAATATTTCTAAAACTGTTGCCATCTTATCCGTTATAGGGAGAGAAACCAAATCAACTTGTTTATTCATCTGTTGTTTATTCATCTGGTCCTCCAAATTCAAGATCTGAACTCATAGCTGGATCTAAAGAATATGTTATAGCATATTCTAAAGAAGCTGGCCCTATAGCAACCATATCATCAACAGGAACACCACTCATATAGATAGTTAAAGAGGTTCCATACTTAAATGTTCTACGATACTCTTTCATATCCATAGAACGGAATGAAGCAGGGTCCACTTTTAGCATAGACCATCTTACCGGAAGATAGAATATTCCATTACCTACTCCGGTTTTATACATCATATTAACATCCCAACTTATACCAGAATCTTGAAATGCTTTTCTTAATGCTACTAAAACTCTATCTATATTACCATTGATACTCAACTGTTCCCAAGTTTCTCTACTGCTAAGGCCAGAATAACCAAATGGTATAGAATAAGAAGTAACAAATTGGTCTAAATGATCTAATTGAATATCTTCTATATTATAACCATATTGATTATAAGTACCATCTAGATAAGCTAGTAAGTTAAGATGCGTCCATAAGATAACATAATAGTCCACCATAAACTTAAATAACATAGTATTACCTTGTTTATGTAGAAAGTTATTATGTTTTTCTATGTTATCTACATAAACTTCATATACTTCTGTAAGATCAACTTCTCCCATTCCTAACCTAGGAGGACCTTTATAAGCAGCATAATATTCTGTAAGATAAATACTAATGTAATCAGAAGGAAACACATCTGCTACTTTCATTTTAGGTTCAGTCACACTGTCCTCCTTTCTAATGTTAGATCTGAGTAACTTCTAACTTAAGTTCATTTTCAGTATCTATAACTCTATCTACTTTTAGTTCTTTATAGATAGGACCAAATTCTTTAGTTAATTTATATTCTAACCAATCTATAAGCTCCATGAACCTAGTATTAAAATCATCCTCTTTAATTATTTCAAAAAGCTGTATAGGATCTTTCTTAGACTCTATACCAACTAGAAAGTCTAAAGCTTTTACCATAACTTCGTTATAGAGCCTAGACTGTTTAAGTTTATCGGTAGAATAATTAGAAATGATATGCATCTCTAATGGACATCCATGTATTATCCTATTCTGTAGTCCTTTCTTATAAGGACTAATATCCAAAACTTTTGTTTTCATATTTCTCCTTTCCACTTATAGACAACGTTTATTTCCTCTTAATGAAAGATAAAATAAGATGTCTATGTATCTTGTAGTTAACTTTATAAAATAACATTAACTTACTCTCCGCTGCACTAAAAGAATATAGGTTAAGATAATAATCAAGTACTGGGTTAAGTATATTAACCACCCAGTACTCTATCATGTTTCTATAATCTCTTATTTTATTAGGACGATCATCTACCCAACTTAATGTGCTTATTTCAGAAAGTATCATTCTTGTTAAGCTACCTACAGGATATCCGAAAAAATTACCAGTAGTGAAATAATGTGTTATGTATTTAGAGACGACACTCTCTAATAGACTTCTAGTTACTTCATCTAGTTTAATATTACCTAATGGATTAATAATGTATTTAATCTTATCGGTAAGTTCTCTATCTGGTAAAACTAAATCCTCTGTTATCATAATACTAGTAGATATGAAGTCTTTAGGAAGTTCTCCTAACTCTCCTAAGAAAGTGTAGACTTCTTCTTCATTATCAGTTACTGAAGTATCTATTATGTTATTATAAGTCAGTATCTCATCATGCTTATTAGACATAATAACTCCTTAATAATCTATATAATAAACCCCATCTTTTAAATTAGCATAAGAAGGGATATGAAGTACTTCTCTTCTAGCTTCTTTATAACGATAAGATGCAATGTCTCCTAACGTATATACATGTATTTCGTAATTATTAATAACAAAGATTAATGCTTGGTTATTAATTATAGAGCTATAAGGATAAAAATAACTATCCCATATACCTTCTAAATTGCGAATGATATCATTATGATATTCTTCAGGTACAACGTAGAAAAACTCATCTCTTAGTTCTGTTGTTATATCAGTGTTATCTGTATACTGATAAAAGCTCCAGGTTACATTATTAAGTTTAGTTTTATCAACTTTAGTATCTGGCTCTTTAAAGAGGCTAAAGAAACAAGGGTCTGATTCTTCTATAGCTCTAGACCTAAAATACTTAAAGAACATATTCCAAGTACAGATTAAAGGACTTATATTAGTATCTCGAATATCAAAATCACCACTAATATGCCTACATCGTTTAAACAACATTTCTATCTTACCAAACCTAAGATCTATAGGAACAGTAAATAGATAACGATAATCATCTGTACTAATTTTATATCTTCTTATTTCATTTAGGGAAACAGGATTCTGAAACTCAGCTTTCACTTTGACTTCCTTTTTATCACAATTATATTATCTACAAAACTCATTTTTAAATCAGCTCTAGTAAACACATCTATAGCAATTTCATCACCATTAAGACTATCTCTAAACTCTTGTAGAGCATTAAAAACTATATCAGAGCCATAAATACAAACCGAACTTAATCTGTCAATATCATAGCTAGATATACCTAAAGAAATTTTATCAGAATTAGAAGTATCTATATTAAAACCGAATTCAGAAAGTACTTCTGTAACCATATTCCTAAGAATACTAGTCTTCCTAAGATACATAGGCTTAGATCTAAAAAATGGTAATCCTATTAAAACCTCATGAGGCAAATAAAGTCTAATTTCTTCTTGCGACATAAAACTCTCCCCCTATATAGTATCACGTATTTTATGCTATTTTAGAAGATAATAATAGCGACTAGAGACAGAGAAAATATCTCTGTCTCTAGTCTTAAAATATGTTAAAAGAACATATCAGTTTCTTCGTCCATAGTAGCATGAACTGGAGCTTCTATCATAGTAGATTTAAGATCATTCTGTCTTTGAGCAGAAGCTTCGTTTAATTTAGCTAGTTGGTTAATCTCTTCTTTAAGTAACCCAGAAGAAGCAACAATATGTAATGGGAATGCATTTTCTCCAAACTTAGCGAAAACATTCTCATGTACAACATTACCGATCTTATGGTGTAAAACGTTAAGATTGAAAGCAACATCTAAACCTGGTCTTGTTAGTGTTCTAGCGACTGTAGGTAAACAATACTCCGGAAGCTTAATATCGCCTGCTCCCTTATGGAAAGAAAGCGAATATAAACCCGGAGGAGTTTTGATACCTTTATAATCTTGTTGGTTAATGAAGTTAGCCATATCTGTAGAGTCTAAAGATTCATTATCTCCAGAAAGGAATAATGACATTACGCCCATAACATTAGCTATACGCTCATTAGCTAGTTTTTCACCAACTGTTTGAGACTTATCCATCTCTGCATTATTAACATAGTAAGAAATTAAGCACTTACCCTTATTAACTGCTTTAGCATTTAGAGTAGCTAATACTGCTTGAGTATTACGAAGCTTAAGAGCGTCGCCTGAATCTCCTACTATGACGTTGAATACAGGTACACCTTTATCCATTAAGGCATCAGTTATTGCTATGCCTAAACTTGATCCTGACCTTGATGTTCAGCATGGTTCGTTACTCCATACCCGGGACATTACCCAGCTCTAACTTTCGCTAGAGAGCAGACTATATCATTTACTAAATTTACTTTTATTGTTTTATACTTTCCAGAATTTGTTCTGGTGTTAATTCTGGCCATATTTTTGGATGCCTTCTAGATATACCAAACCCCTTCCATATCTTTACTTTTTTCTCGTGTAAAGACACACTTAACTTACTACATAAAAAGCCAGTAGTTATTTCAATACCTGGTACTTGATTTCGTATTACTTTAACCCCATCGGATAAAGTTTCTAAAGAGTACTCTTTCTGGTTAATATAATCAA